CCTGGATGTTGTGGATCAGTTCTTATTGTTGAAAATCCAATGATACCCAACAAACTCATTGGGATTCATCAAGCGAACTTTGGAAAAGGAACAAACGAAGCGACAGGAATGGTGATCACTCATGAAATAATCACGGACATTTGCGGACCACAAACTTACGTAAATGGACCTCAGCTTGAAGACATCATTAACGACTCAGCATTAGAGACACTTGACATCATGAGCGTGCCTAGAAACGCACCAACTGGACGTTATATGATTCTCGGAGAATTGAAGAGCAACATCGGAACAACACTTAAGTCCGACTTGAGAATGACACCTTTATTCGATGACCCCTTCATACACACAACAGAGCCTGCAGTTCTCAAGGCTACGGACCCAAGAAACATCAGTGGAATACATCCGCTTCGTAACGGTTTGCAAAAATTTGATCAGGAAACAGGAAATTGGAACCTATCGCATCGCATTAAATCAAGAACACATTTTCTTCACCAAATTTTGAAGTGTGATGCAGAATATTCTGGACCAACAGGATATTTAACTGTTTACGAAGCAGTCAACGGAATTCCCGGATTCGTTGAACCACTAAATATGAGAACATCACCGGGATACCCTTATGTGCAACAGAGACCACCAGGCACACTAGGTAAACTTGCTTGTTTTAAAGAAATAGGAGAGTCAAACACAGGACAAATACTGTATGAACCAACATTGGAACTCGAAATTGAAATTGACAAGCTACTAACAGCAGCACTAGGACAACATAAAATTGTAAGCAATTATTTTATGGACTGGCCCAAAGACGAGAGAAGACCTTTAGCAAAGATTGAAGTGGCGAAGACTAGACTCTTCAACATTCATTCCGTGGCTTGGTTAATTGTGACGAAAATGTATGCAGGAGCCTTTACAGCAGCATTCATGCAAGCACGACTCAAAATTGGATCAGCACTGGGCATCAACATGCACGGCCCAGAAGTGACTAAATTAGTGCAACATTTGCTTTCAGTTGGAAACAACATGGCGGACGGCGACGTGGAAAAATGGGACGGAGGATATGATTTCGAAACACTCTTTGACATGGCCTGGGTCGTAGCAATGTGGTACAAAAAACACAACCCTAATTCTGACTTCTGGGGAACAATGACAGTATTGTTAGGACCCACATGGAGGATTCACATTTGCGGAAACGTTGTTTACATCGTTTTCATTGGATTACCTTCAGGATGGTACTTGACAGCAGTTTTCAATACAGGAGGACACAGAATTAGAAATTACAATGTGTGGCAAGAGTTAACGCTAATGAAATGGCAAGAGGCCATGAGAGGAGAAGAACCCGAACTACACGAGGATGTCGCAGCACTCTGGAAGTCGCTACTCAATCTTAACACCTTAGATGAGTACGTCGCGCAAGTGATGGGAGGAGACGATGAAGTCCAATCCGTTGCAGGCGAACTAGCAGAGCTAATGAATCCTTCAGACATAGCAACAGTCTGGAAAAACCATGGAATTGGCTACGTTCCCCCACAAAAAATAGCAGGGAAGACACACGCGACCTCGTGGAGCACAATTGAAGACGTGCA